AAACGAGAAAGGTGTTAATTGGAATTTAATGGTTATATGTGGAATTGTTTTAGTATTTTTAGGTTATAAAATATTTAAATAATAACAAAAATGTATGGCAAATGTAAGAGAATACACCGATCTACAACTACTTGCGAGGGTTGCAAATCTACCTAATTTCAAAGGATTTCCTAAAAGCGGAGTATTAGATGTTTGGGTAAGAAGTGACGAGGACGAGTTTGACAGATTCGATGATAAAGTTTATTCATTCGATTGTTTTCCAGCACAAGAGCCAAAGTTCAAAATGGTTTGTTCAGGCACATCTAATGCCGGAGCAGTTGGTTTAAAAAAGTTTGCAGAATATAATGGGCTTGGTTGTGCAGTGTTGAAAAGTGATTGGATAGTTTATAATTCACATTCATACGGATTACATAAAGGAAAACCTGCATATAGACAAGCAAAAGGATTTCCATATTTTAGAGATAACGACAAGGATAATTCAGCAGAAGAAATCGGTAAGGAATACATAGATGTAATAGGTGCTAATTGTCACAGAGCAGGTGCAGCAAGTACAGTTATTGGTGGTTGGTCAACAGCTTGTTTAGTTAGAAATAACGAAAAGCAGTTTTTGGATTGGCTTAAATTTATGGATAAGCGTAGTTTATCAGTTGTAATCTTAAAGGAATTTTAATATGCAATATAGACCGAGATTGACCGAAATAGAAAATAAATTAATCCAAGAATTTCGTAATTCAAACGAAACACGAGTATTGTGCATAGGTGATTTACACGAGCCATTTTGTTTGGATGGCTACTTAGAATTTTGTATTGCAATGTACGCTAAGCATAAATGTAATAAAGTGGTTTTAATTGGTGATGTAATTGATAATCATGCATCGTCTTATCATGAGACAGATCCAAATGGAATTTCAGGTGGTGACGAATTAGAGTTAGCAATTTCAAAGATTGCAAAGTGGTACGAGGCATTTCCAGTGGCTGATGTGACTATCGGTAATCACGATCGTTTAATTATGCGTAAAGCACAAACGGGTGCAATTCCTCGCCAATGGATAAAGGCATATAAAGAAGTATTGAATACTCCTAATTGGAACTTTACCGAGCGAGTTATAATAGACGATGTCCAATACGTACATGGTGAGTCAGGTACTGCATCGGCTAAATGTAGGGCGGATATGATGTCAACTGTACAAGGTCACCTTCATACGCAATGTTATACACAATGGTTTGCCGGTGCTAACTTTAAGGTATTTGGTGCGCAGGTAGGTTGCGGAATAGACCATGAAAGCTATGCAATGGCATATGCGAAATCGGGTAAGAAGCCGATTATAGGATGTGCAATCATAATAGGTGGCAAAACTTGCATAAATGAACTAATGGATTTATAATATAGAGGGGATTTTTCATACTTTTTTCCTCAAATAATGCTTACTATTAATTTAGTGAGCATTTTTTTTTGCGTCTATAACCCTTGTAAACATTGACAAAGTGAAAATAAATGAAATAAAATAGTTAATAAGTATTGTAATTACAAACAATCGTATTATATTTGCATATATCAATTAACAATTTAAAATAAAAATTATGAATTTAAAAGCAATTACAGCATGGTTAAACAAGGATGTTAAACCAAGTACATTAGAAAACACTTATATACCTTTAAACACGCTTAAAATAGCAAAAACGATATACCCGAATGGTAAGAAACAAATGTCGTTAAATGGAGTTGATGAATGGTATGGTTTAAGTTATGAATCTAATTTTAAAAAATAATAAGTTATGAGAAAAGTACAAGAATGGCTTAACAAAGGAGATGGTGGAGAATGGTATGAGCCATATATAACCAATAAAATTTTAATATTAATAGCAATAATAACATTAATAACGTGTAGCATCTTAATTATTGGATGTTATAATATTTAAAATAGTTAATATAATGGCAGATATAGCAAAATGCACAGGTAAAGATTGCAAGGTTAAAGAATCTTGCTACAGATTTACTGCTCCTTCAAGTCCTTATTGGCAAAGTTGGATAAACGTAAATGTAAAAAATGGTAAATGTAATATGTATTGGGAAACTAAAAAATAAGAAAAATGAAAGTAACGATTGAATACGACGGAAACGAAGAAGAGTCCGAGATGCAAGTAGCATTGGATGGTCACAAATGGAAAAGTGCGATGTGGGAATTAGACCAAGAGTTAAGGAACACAATTAAATATGGTGAAAGTTTTTTACCTGATAAAAATATAAGTGAGCAAGAGATATTAATTGCGGAAAGAATAAGGAAATATCTTAGAGAGATAGTAAGTAATTACAATTTAAACTTAGATTAATGAAAGATTTTAGAACATCAGCAAAACAAATTGAGGAAATGTATAATAAATTAGAAGCAAAACAAAGAGCAGAAAACTATATGAGTTTAAAGGATGGTTACAAAGAAAAGAAAGATACTCACTACGACAATTCAAATGGCAGCTTGTATCTATTCGCAGAACAAAATGAACTTAATGCGTGGGAATTCGATATAATTAAACGGATTGTACGTTGCCGCAAGAAAGGACAATTTCAGGAGGATTTACAAAAGACAGTTAGAGTGATAGAATTATATTTAAAAGAATATAATATAGTTGATATCAAATAATTTATACGTAAAAGAATATAAAATGACACCAAAACAAAAAGCAGAAGAATTATTCAACAAAATGGATGCATGGCAATTGGTAAGCGTTAAAGTTGATATGCCTAACATCGCAAAAGAATTAGCTAAAAAATACGCATTAATCGCGGTGGATGAAATAATTAAAGAAGTTCAATCACTTTATCATACGATAGAATATTGGGATGATGTTAAAAAAGAAATTGAAAAATTATGACAGCAAAAGAGAAAGCGAAAGAGTTAGTAAATAGAATGATGGACGGATTTATTTTTATTTTTAATAAAGAGATATCAAAAAAACACGCATTGATAGCGTGTGATGAAGTATTAGGCTACATGGGAGCAGACAGAGGTACTGAGTTTTGGGTTGAGGTAAAAAAAGAAATTGAAAAGCTATGACAAAAGAAGAATTTTACTTAACATCCATAACATCTATCTTACCAACGTGTGCTGATAAACTGGAGGACTTTCCCTTTAGATTTAAAGCAAAGCAATTGCAGAACGAAGCAATTAAAGCAATAAGAAGATTAGATAAACATTTTATGGACGTTGGCAATATGGAAATATTCGACCAACAGAATCAGATTCAAAGAGCATTTTTACAATGGTTAGAATTGCAATGGGAAGAAATTACTAAAGAAGAAAAATAAGATGGAAAATAAATTAAGATATCAAGAGTGGTTAAACAAAAAATGTCCTGAACATGAGTTTGTTTATAGATGTAAAAGGACTGCTAATAATGCAACTTTTGCAATTAGGCAATGTAAAAAATGTAATTATATGCCACATGAAAATTTAAAAAAGAAAGACGTAAAAGATTTTGATTTTTTATATGGTATTGGTGAAATAAAAGAAAATTGTCCTGATGATAATTGGAGTTTATACGAGGTGTATAGTAGAAGTTATAATGAAAAATATTATGTAGAATTAAAATCAATAAATGTAAATGAACAAATTGAGAAAAAACAAAATTATTCTCAATATTTATTTTCTGATAAATGGAAGGAAATACGAAAAAAAGTTTTAAAAAGAGACAATTATATATGTCAAGGATGTCTTGAAAATAAAGCTGAAGAAGTGCATCATAAAAATTATTTACATTTATTTGACGAATTACTATTTGATTTAGTATCAGTATGTAAATCTTGTCATATTAAAATACATTACTATCAACATAATAAAACAATATGAAACAAATAGACATTGAAAAAACATTATCCGTTATAAAAGCATCCGGAGTTTGTGAAATTACACGTAAAAGAGATATGGTATATAAACGAATGTACGCAGCAGTATTTCTAAGAAAGAATACTTTATTCAGTTTGGAGAAGATAGGTTCTTATTTGGGCGGAAAAGAGCATTGTAGTGTATTGCATTATATCAAAACATATCAAAACTTTAAGAATGATGAATTGTTTTTGATGTACACGAAAGAAATTGCAGACCAGCTTAACGATTGTTTTATATTCGGAGAAAAAAAGCAGCCATTATCTTGGTTGGAATATGCGGTTATTAATTGTGCGAATGTTAAAGAATTGCGAGAAATTCAATTGAAAGTATTGAATAAGGTGGAGAATAATTTAGAATTTAATGAAAACCTGCTAATTTTGCAAGGGTAGAATAATTTTTAACTACTTGATTATCAAAGGTCGCAAGGGTAGCAAGGGTAAACAACAACAGTTTTGAAACTTCAAATAGAAATAATTTATTTTTTAATTTATAAAATAAAATAATATATATCTCATATATAATTAAAACTTTTACCCTTGTATCCATTGCAACCCAGTAAAACATTGAGATTCTACCCTTGCGCTACCCTTGCAAAACGATGTTTTACCCTTGCAAATCACTTTTTACCCTTGCAAATGTATTTTATATTGATATTTGTTTTATATTTGCATCGTGTAGTTTAAGTTTAGCGGCTTAACGTAAGTGGTTCACGTTCCAGCTACACTCTTTTTTTAACGTGAAATTAAAAAACGTAAATAAAAACATATGGTAAGTTATTGGATTAGTGTTAAAGACACGAAAAAAGATTTCGACAGAACAACTGTTGATGAATTTCTTGACAAGGTTAAGAATGGCGAGTGGAAAACTAAAGTTGAACTTGTAAGGTCAGAGGAAAATGAAGAACGGAAGAAACTTCATAAGAAAGAATTGCCTGCAGTTACTATTGGTGGAACATTTAAGCAGAGAAGTGAATCCCAATTAGAAACACATTCAGGATTCATTGCAATTGACATTGACGATTATACGGATAGAAGTAAAATTAATGAAGATGAGTATACATACGCATCGTTTGCATCTGTAAGTAATACTGGATTTGCAGTAATATGTAAGATAGACCCATCGAAACATAAGGAGAGTTATAATTTTATATCGGAATACTACTATCAAAAATTTGGAATAACAGTTGACCCTGCGCCAAAGAATGTTGCGAGTTGTAGATTTGTAAGTTATGACCCTGATTTATTCTTGAATACAAAATCCAAAAAAGCTAAAGTAAAAATTGAAAAGAAATCCATAGCAAAGAATTTTGCAATTATTGTTCCTAAAACAGAAGTTGGTGAGTTGGTAATGCAGGTTAATAAATCTGTAGTTGATGAGTATTACGATTATTTAAACCTATCTTTTGCACTTGTAGCAGGATTTGGAGAAGATGGAAGGGATTATTTTCACAAATTATGCTCTTATTCGGAGAAATATAACAAGATACAAACTGATAAGCAGTACGATATTTCATTAAAACGTAATGGAACTGGTGTAAATGTAGGAACATTCTACTATTTTTTGAAGTTAGCCGGAGTAGATTTGTCTAAATATAATTCAGATAGAGCAATTTCAAGCGTAAAACTTGCTAAAAGAATGAACACTCCGAAGATTGAAGCGGTAAAACAATTGCAAATAGATAAAAATATTGATGAAAAAGAAGCACTTGAGATAGTAAATGAAGTATTTGAGCGCAGAGATATGGATATTCGCTACGATAATAGCGCAGAGAATATGATTGTAAACTGCTCTGATTTTATTTTAAAGCGTTTTAAGATACGTAAAAACATAATTACAAGGAAATACGAGTGGAATGGTATTCCGATGTATGACAAAGAGTTTAATAGCGTATTTTTGGAATGCAGAATAACCTTTGACGATAAAGCAATTACTTTTGATATTGTAAATAGAATTATTCAGTCAGTTAATATACCAGAATACAATCCATTTTTTGAATATGTTGAAGCAAATAAACACAGAATTTCAACTGGTAACATTCAAAGGTTATGTGATTCAGTAAAAAGTGATACACCTATAAAGGATAGATTTATTAGAAAGTGGATGATTGGAATAATAGCTTGTATATACGGCAATCCAGTACGTTCTGTTTTATCGTTAACCGGTGGGCAAAATACGGGTAAAACGGAATGGTTTAGAAGATTACTCCCAAGCGCACTGCAACCATATTACGCTGAATCAAATTTAGATAGAGGAAAGGATGACGAACTATTAATGTGCGAAAAACTTATCGTTATGGATGATGAGATGGGTGGAAAATCAAAGCAAGATGAAAAGAAGTTTAAGGAATTGACATCTAAAAATTATTTTTCCCTTAGAGCAGCATATGGAAGATATAACGAAGACTATAAACGTTTATCTATTTTATGCGGAACATCTAATGACCATCAATTAATTAACGATTCAACTGGAAATACAAGAATTCTACCCGTTGAAGTAATATCCATTGACCATTCATTATATAATTCAATCGATAAGGATGATTTGTTTATGGAATTACATCGTGCATACACAAGTGGTGAGGTGTATCAATTATTAGATACTGAATTAAGCGTATTAAATGAGGTGGGCAGGTCGTTTGAATCCATTCCATTTGAACGTGAATTAATATTTAAATTTTTTAATGTTCCGGAGGATAGAGGCGAATGGTTAACGGCTACAGAAATCAAAGATATAATAGAAACACATTCAAAGCAGCGCATTCTCTCAATGAAAAAATTAGGTAGTGAATTAAAACAAACTTTTGGTAATCCATTATTTCGTGAGCGTTCAAATAAATATTATGTAGAGAGAAAATCCGAGATTATGCAACAAATTAATCCTTTCGCTATATGATTCAGTTATACGATTATCAGGAAAAATATATTTCAGAGATAAAAAAACATTTTGCAAATGGAAGTAAGCGTTTAATATTATGTTCAGCAACTGGAAGCGGAAAGACGGTTATGTTTAGCTATATGACAAAAGAAGCATTTGCTAAAAATAAGCGGATTTTAATTCTTACAGATAGAAAGGAATTGTTTTCGCAAAGTTCAGGCGCACTTGTTGAAATGGGATTAAATTGTAATGAGATTAAGCCAAATAAAAAGGTAGATTTTTCACATTCCTTATATGTTGGAATGATTCAGACAGTTATGCGAAGGATGAAAAATGTAGAATATCAAGAACTAATAAAGTCTTTAGATTTGATTATATTAGATGAGGCGCATAAATCAATATTTGACCCTATATTTGAATTTGTTTCAGATAAAACATTTGTAATTGGAGCAACCGCTACACCTCATCGAGAAGGTAAACAAGAATCACTTGAGAAATTTTATAATGAAATAGTGCAGGTAATTGATACACCGGATTTAATTATAAAAGGTAAATTATCCCCTTGCAAAACGTATGGAGTTAAAGTAGATTTATCAGGTGTAAAAACTAAAGGTGGAGATTACGATGAGAAATCAATGGCAGAAAGATTTAGCGAGATAAAACTATTTCACGGAGTGTATGAAAATTATATAAGAATTTGCAATGGTAAAAAAGCAATTGTATTTGCTCCGAACGTGGAAAGCAGCAGAGAACTTGTAGAAGATTGGAAGTATAAAGGATTACCGATTGAACACGTTGATTGCTATATGACAGATTTAGAGCGTAAAGAAAAAATTGAGTGGTTTAAAAATACGGATGGTGCTATAATTTCTAACTATGGAATTTTAACAACTGGTTTTGATGTTCCTAATATTGAAGTGGTTATTTTATATCGTGCCACAAAATCACTACCTTTATTCTTACAAATGGCAGGTAGAGGTTCAAGAATCTACCCGAGTAAAACGGAATTTACTTTACTTGATTTTGGCAATAATGTTAAGACTCACAACTATTGGGAATTCCCGAGACGATGGACATTAAAAAAGAAAGAAAAAAAAGAAGGTGCAGCGCCTATAAAAAATTGTCCGAGTTGTTCATTTGCGATGAGTTCAAATATTATGGTGTGTCCAGAATGTGGAGAGATAATGGAGGCTACACAAAAAGAAATAGAAGAACAAGTATTTGCGCAATTAGTATTGATGTCAGGAGTTGAAATTCAAGAGGTAGCAAAGACTGCAAGTATAGATATGTTAATTCAAATTCAGAAGCTAAAAGGATATTCAAAAAATTGGATATATTACCATTTAAAAACTGCTAACGATTTTAAGATTTACGGAAAATTAATGAGCTATCATCATCGATGGGCAAAAATTCAAATAGAAAATAGAAAATTATGAAAGAATCAGCAATTCAACAAGCGTGTTATATTTGGTTTAACAACACATTTTGTTTAAAGCATCATAATCCAAGATTAATTATGTTTAGCGTTCCTAATGAGGGAAGAAATGCAAGTGAGCAAATGTTTAAAAAAGCTACCGGAATGTTGGCAGGTGCATCTGATACAATTATAGTGTTAGAAAATCGTGTAATATTTTGCGAATTTAAGGATGCTAAAGGTAAGCAATCAGATAAACAAAAAGATTTCCAAGAGCGAGTACAATTATTGAATCACGAATACTGGTTAGTAAGGTCACTTGACGAATTTAAAACTAAAATAAACACATTATGAAACGATATAGAATAACATACAAGCAAACGTACTTCATTGAAACATTCGCAGTAAGTGAAGAACAAGCGATTGAAATAGCGAAGGATGACTGCTGGTTTAAAACTGGCTGTATCTTGAGAAGTGAGGAAATAAATTTAATAGAATTGTGTTAGATTAAATAAAAAGTATTATATTTACAGAAAATTAAGTAACGACCAAATGAAAAATCTAAAATTATTTTTAACCCCAGTATTAAAATGCCTCTTGGTCGTGGCTATTAGTATTGGGGTTATTTTATTTAATATTTAAAAGTATGAACAAAGAACACGAAATTGATTGTATGAAGTACCGCAAGTCAACGCACATTGCAGGTATTGATGTTGAAACAATCGTGAATGAATTAGGTCAATGCGTATTGACAATTAAAGATGCTTTTTACGCAAAAAATGTGGACGTGTCTGGTAACAAAACAGATGGTTATTTTCTTGAATTTGAAGAAGAAGTTAAGCCAATGGTAGTAAATTCAATCAATCGCAAGACAATCGCAGCAGTTGTTAAATTGCAGAAGTCATTAACGTCTGCCGAATCTCGTAACATTGGTAATTGGATAGGTGTACAAATCGAATTAAGTTTTGATGAATCGGTTAAAATGTTAGGTAAGCAAGTAGGTGGCATTAGAGTTAAACCTACACAACTTATCAAACAAAAACAACCGATTAACCAAGAAAGATTTGCAAAGGCATTAGATGCGATTAAAAGCGGTAAATTTGATAAGGATAAATTGATTGCAGATTATATATTAACAGAAGAACAAATAGCACAGTTATGATTAAACACGATATAATACAAGGCACTGCGGATTGGTTAGAATTGCGTCATGGTAAGATAACTGGCACTGCATCGAAAGGATTGTTTATCAAATCCGATACACTACTCATTGATTTGATTTCACAACATATAGAGGATTGGGAATTGGAAGATTCATATAGTTCTGCTGATATGGTTAGAGGTTCTGAATTAGAAGTTTATGCACGTGAGGCAATATCGGACGAACTATTCATATCATTCAAAGAGATTGGATTTATTCAGAACGCTGCTATTCCTATTCTTGGATTGTCACCGGATGGCATATCAGAAGATGACACGATAATGCTTGAGATTAAATGTCCAAGAGCCAAAAAGCACACCGAGACATTATTAGCAAATGAGATACCAAGCGACAATATTCACCAAGTTTTGCATTATTTTACAGTAAATCCAAAGTTAGAAACGATGTATTTTGTATCTTATCGACCTGAAAGTAAAGTAAAATCATTGTGGTATAAAGCACTTACAAAGGATTCTGAAATTGATTTAGGCACGAAAGCCAAGCCTAACATTAAAACAGTTGCTGAATGGGTGGAGATTGCACGTGAAGAAGCGGGTAAATTGAATCACGAGCTTAATATGGCATTATTAAAACTAAATGAGATGTATATATGAAAACAGCAGTAGAATGGTTGTGTGAAAATATTTACACAATTCAAAGAGAATTAAGTATTGGTAATAAATCTTTGATAGAAAAAATTAACCAAGCCAAAGAAATGGAGAAGCAGCAATTAAAAGATGCTTATTTAATAGGTATTGAAAATTATGACCCAACATTTACAAGAAAATCATGAAATCAGCAGTAGAATGGATGGAAGATACCATTGATAAAAAACACATGGGCGAATATCTTCAGTCAGTTATTAACCAAGCCAAAGAAATAGAAATCATTTTGGCACAACAATACGCTGAGTTTTCAATCGTATGCGATAGACGTGGGATGAAAATAGTAAAGTTTAAGGATTGGTGTGAGCAATATGATAAAAAAACAATTTAAAACAAAGTAAAAATGAGTACAATTAAAGGAAAAGTAATCGTAAAAAAAGATACGGTTAAGGTAACGGAGAAGTTTAACAAGAGAAATTTTGTAATTTTAGAAGCTGGAGACTATCCACAAGAAATCGAAGTTGAATTGCAGCAAGATAAATGTAGTCTTATTGATGCAATCGAAGTAGGTCAAGAAATAGAAGCGCATTTTAATTTGCGTGGTAGAAGTTGGACTAATCCTCAAGGCGAAGTAAAATGGTTTAACACGATTGTTGTATGGAAAATTGATGCAATGGCTAAACCTGAAATGCAATCTACAAGTCAAAAAATGACAATTGCTGATGAGGTTGGTGATTCATTACCATTTTAGATAGGTGACTGTGCGCAAATCTACGGCAGTTATAAGTAATAGCCGTAGGTTTGTCCAGTTATTTTTATAATAAACAAGAAAAAAAATGAAATTAATAGAGTATTTATTAGCTATCGGATATAAACCATTCAGGTATTCGAGAATAGGTTTAGTTCCATGCGCAAATCCTTACGATTATTCTACAATGCGAGAGGGTGGATTGGATGTAAGGTTAATAAAAGGAGATTCAGTATTCACTATTGGTTTGCACGAGTTTAAAAAGCCGCCAACATTAATAAGTCCGAGACCAAGAATTTTAATACAGAAAACAATCGTTGTAGATTCGGTTAAAAAAGACATTACAATAAACGAAATTGAAGACGATGCAATGAATTTTGTGCTAAAAGAAGTTGAATGCGAAGATATTTTTAAGGCAATTCACGACGAATCATTTTGCTTTGAATTTGATTTACGAGAATCTTTTTAAAATAATATAGTTGCAATTGAAAAATTAATATATATTTGTAGAAATTATTAACAATTAACAATAAAAAGTATGAGCAGTCAAACAATTAGAATTGAATTAGAAGGAGTAGATTTGGAAATCGGATATTATTTTGAAACACCATACGATTTAGATGAGCAGCAGTTAGAAACATTGCGCATCGAATCAATTGAAACACTACACAAAGACGATATTACAGAGTTAATGTGGCATCATAGAGAAAAGATAGCGTTTGCAGTATATGAGCGTTTAGACCTAATGAATTATTAAGAAATTATGTACAGAAATATATTTAAAGTACTCGAAAATAGATTCAAGGAATACGAATCTTTAGAAAAATATTTGGATTCACATATTGACGAATTACAAACAGAAAATCAAAGGTTAATTGAGCAAATAAAAATCCTTCAAGTGGAATTAAATTACGCTCAATCACAATTAAATCAAGGTTTAACCGATTAAACTTATAAACAATGCTAAACTATATCTATTTATTAGTCGTATATTTACTAAAATTAGACTAATGAAATATGAGTTGGATAATACCAATCGTAAATAATCATAAGGAGTGGACTAAATTTGTTCACTCTTTTGGCGAATACTTTTTTGCTGAAGATATCGTTCAGGAAACATATATAAACCTATTGAAGTGGAGCAGTGAGGATAAGCTATTTACTGACGGCAAAATCAATAAAGGCTATATGTGGCTATCTTTAAAAAACACCTTCTTACAACACGTAAACAAAACCAAACGCATCAAATACGTATCTTTAGAAAATCTTTATATGATGGAAATGCAAAATAATACTGAAATGTTAGTTGCAAAGAATGCTATTGAGTTAAAAATAGTAGAGGAAATTGATTCTTGGCATTGGTATGATAAGATGTTATTTGAAGTTTATCGCAATGAAAAAACATCAATGCGTAAAATGGCAGCCGAAACAAAGATTAGTTTATCCAGTATATTTAACACCATTAAAAACTGCAAAGAGAAGATACAAGATAATGTAGGTGAAGATTGGGAAGATTATATTAATGGAGACTTTGAGCTGCTTTAAACAAAAACACAAAAATTTAATTATATAGATATGGCAAGACCGAAAAAAATACAACCAAAAGGATTAGGAGATACAGTCGAATCCGTTTTAAAAGCTACCGGAATAGATAAGGTGGCTAAATTCTTATTAGGTGAAGACTGCAAATGTGATGAACGTAAAGCAAAACTAAACGCATTGTTTCCATACAAGAAACCTTTATGTTTAACCGAAACCGAGTACGAATGGTTAAAGGCTTGGATTGAAACGAAAACAAATCAAGTAATACCAAGTGACCAATCGCAAATATTAGC